TATTAAGTTAAATACCAGCGATGTCGCAATGACAAATACGCTACGAAATTTCTTTATATATGCTTTCATTATTTGCTCCTTACTGTTACGTTAAAAATTGAACGTAAGATACATAATATTAGCCATATGCCTGTAGCTACGCTCCATTTGAAAGTTAAACCAAAACACATTGTAATGAGTTTAATAACTCCACATGTACAAATCCAACTTACTCCATATGCCATAGCTATAATCAAAATGAAAAATAGCACGGCAATACCGCCTTCAGCGATTTTAATAGATGATTTACGTTTATTTCTCATCTTTTGTTTCCTTTCATAAAAACACAGTTTTATTAAGGTATTACAATCTTATGCACCCCTTGAGAATTTCTAAATACTTTGAAACCTGCATCTTTGATTTGTGCAACTCCCTTTTGATATTCTACAATCTGCCTTGTATTACCTTTTCTATAAATCTCCCACATTTCATTCAGATTTTGCTCAAATTCCTTTTTGCGTAAAGCAATTTCTAATTTCGCATTATCTTTACTTGCATATGTGCTTTGATATGCTCTAAAATAATCTTCAAAAAAATTGTTCATACTACATCCTCATTATTCATTGCTCTCAGACAGTCTCTTATTACGATAGCCATCTAAGAAGTCTGCAATCGCATCGTATTCTTCATCAGTTACATCTTCCATAAAAATATTATCATTCCTTCTCAGATATCCTGCTTGTCTCAGAAATACATTTAATTTCATACCGATACAATCAACTTCACTTTCTCCTAAGCTATGAAATACTTGAAATGTTGACGATGCTTCATAATGTTCATTATGCTCGTCCGTTAATTCAAACTTAATTGTAATCATACTATCTTCCATAATTAGTCTCCGTTAACATATTTTCTTTGCATACTGATTATGACTTGCAAGTTTAACACCAAGTACATCATCATAGTGAGGAGATTCGTCCGGAATATATCGTCCGAATTTTATGATAATATTTCGATATTGCTGAAGATTAGTAATCCAACCATTATTCATACATTCTTCTTCCGTGTATCCAGTATAGATAACGACATCATCGTTACAATGAAATTCATTTCTAAGCGTACAAATCAAATCGCATAGCATATCGTATGTGTCCATTGGTTCAAGACCGCCACATACAATTGCAGAAGTGATTGGATTTTCCAAATAACGTACACATAATCCTTTTTCATGCATGACTATCGCAGAAGCAGAAGCGAGTGTGCTATTCTGACACACCCGCTTACCGCATTCTTTTTCACATTTCCAATTACACGTAGGAAATGCAATGAACATTGATGCTTTTTTGTAGTTTACGAAATCTTCGTCTACTAAACCTCTTATAATCATTCTCTTAACATCTCCGCATATTCATACCACTGTCTTGTTGTAAACTCTTTAAAGCGATCCTTTGAATAACTTCTCGTAGGTACTAAATAGCCAACAATACGTTGATATGTATCATATACACCTTCTCCGCATACAGGACAAATATCAGTTCCAACAAAACCGTGATGATTTTTACATTCATTAATTCTTGTATTGAATGCAAAATATATTACACCAGACTGAGCAATCATATTAAGCATATTCCATGCCATATCAGTGTTAGGGAAGTTGGAATCAAGATTTATATGAGCAATACTTCCACCGGAGCATTTTGCATCGAGGATTGAAGAAAGCTTTAATTTCTCCTGAATCGTACATTTCGTAGATAATGGCACCCACTGATTGCTATATATGAATTTATCATCTAGTCCATATAACAAGTTGTCTTTTTGACACAAGATAACCGCAGCTCTTTCGGCAGGCACACTTTCAATATTGAAAGAATACTCATCTGTAAAGCTATCCTTTACCTCATTGAGTACATCAAAAATCTTACTAGCAAGTTCGATCCCAGCTTCTGTGTAATATGTATAACCAAATTCATCCGTTTCGGTCAGTCCAAATGCCTCTATAACCTCATATAAGCCAAGAATACCGATTGTACAGTATTGCTTATCCATTTCAACCGCACCGTCCTGATAGTTCGGCAAAAGCCCTTTTTCAACGTTTCGGGCAATGATGTGTCTTATTACACTTAATGTCTTACAACATAAAGATGCTCGTTTCTTTAACAATGCTAAGTATTTCTTTTCATCACATTCTGCTTCTAATGCAATACGCATTAAATTGATTGTATTTACTTTTACAGAACCAATTGACAATGCAGTACCGCCAATAGAATTGATAAAAGCATTCAGCTTTGTTGTATCAGACAATAATCTGCAACAGTTACTCAATGTTGTAACATCTCCGCTTACAAAGAAGTTACTGTCATTCCATACAGTGTTGTGGTCTGAACACCATCTTGCAAAAGATTCATCAACAAATTTTCCATCTTTATATAAAAGACTGTATGTAAGAACAGGGAATGTGAACATATTTTCACTTCTTACCTGTGATACTACATCCATAAAGATTTTTTGATGCTCAATAATCTCATCCACTTCATCAATTACATACGTTCCGTCTGGATATATTACTCCACCAAACAATGATTCAATGTAATTTCTATCAAAGATAGATACATTTACAAATGCCGTCTGGTCGATTCTCATGAATGGCTGATTGAGTCGATAAATGAGTTTCTGAAATGACTGTCTGATGTAATACTCATGGTCTTTGATAAAATAACCACTCTGACAATCCTTTTTCCAGAAGTAATATGTCCAAATTAAAATATTCGGAATTCCAACGGCTCCAGAACTTCTATTACTCATATAACTGATGTATTCAATTACATCGTCGATAAAAGTTGTAAGATGTTTTGGTGGCTGATTGTTATAATTTTTCAAAAAGAAAAGACCTTCGGTCGCAAGTCTCGTAAGGTCGTAAGCATAACAGTATGGTAAAAATGTTGCCGATGGTGCATCGTGCAAATAAAAACCGCCATTGTACTCTGTTTCGAGCCAATCTTTGGCGGTCTGTAAATTATACATCTTCTTCATTTCATAGAAGATTTTGTTGAATGCGAATAACTTATCGTGTGATTTACCCTTTTCACTTAATAAGCTTCTAATGTCTTTGCTTGACGCATTTGCGTTTGCATCAATGGTAACATCTGCCACATTCTTATCAATAAATCCGTCAATAAAGTCGGAAAAGTTTAGCTGCGTTTCATGGAATCCATTTAAACGCTCAAAGTCTTCACCATACTTTTCGCTCATCTTTGACATGATTTTTTCAAAATCTTTATTCATTTTAATCGGAATATTCATCTACATCTTGCTCCTGTTCTTTATCCATTCATTCGCTGTAACAAAGTCCATTTTAACTCCATCAACTTCAAGAACCGGCACAGTAAATATTCCCTGCTCCATAATCTTGTCTACTTCTGAAATCTCAGAATAATCAATGTTAGCAGCCTTCAATTTCTCCTTTAATACCTTACATTTAGGGCATCCGGTACTATAAAGAATATTCAATCGAACCCCTCCTCTATTTCGTTGATTCTTTAATAAGGTTGTAGACCTCTTTCCAATTCTTCACTCTGGTAATTCCATATTCTTCTTCGTCAAAATACCAATTATGAGGAGCATCCATAAGGATACCCTTATAACTACCTCCAACCAGATTATGTACACCGTCATCAACCAAAAAATCTGCCTTAACCATTTGTTTGTTTCCTGTGACAATTACGTTATTCCAAGTAAGATAATCAAAATACTTAAATAGTACCTTGTCCATCTTAGGCTTCATTGTTTTGTAGTTGGTATTTGTACAAATATACACTTTATAACCATCATCAATCAGGCGTTTTACATAATATATAGCATCTTCTTTTGGAGTGACAGTATCCCAGAAATCTTCCGTAAAAATTGGCTCAAACACTTCATGACGTGTTAGAGTTGGAAAGAATCTGTCTATTTCCCAATCTATAACTTCATCTGGTTTTACGGATGTGCCATGCTTAACGTTTAACCATTGAATCCAATTGTCAAGCAAATTTTCGATTGTGTCATCCATATCTACCAGAATTGTGTACTGATTATTACAATTCATCCTTTTCTCCTGTTATTCATGTTCATATAAATGATTGTAATGTGGCATATCATCTAATTCGGTTTGACCTAATTCTTGATGGTGCATCAATGCAAATACATTAAATGCAACGGCTGCCAAATGGTCTTCATCTTCCATTCCCATTACAAATTTATCAAGGTGTCTTTTTGCAGAATCAACATAACGCGAGTAAGGCATTCCTTTCTCCCAGTTACGGTCTGCATATTTTATTGCACCTAATTCCATCCATTTAGCCAATCGTCTAATGGCAAAAGGAGACACAAGGTCGTATCTTCCTTTGCCGGATGATGGCTCTCTCATTGCACGGTTTTCACCGTATGACATACGTTCTCCGCCGTCTACAATCTTTCCATCAACTTCTGACATCTCTATACCTCCTGTTTATCTTTACCATCTAATACAAGTTCCTTGAAATACGGAAGTGTTTCAACCCATCTACAGAACTGCCTCCATTCTGGCAATCTGTGGTTTCTACGTTGGAAGTAAATGGTCTTTAACTGTCTATAATTTGTTGTCATTCTAGCAGTTAATCTAAAACCAGTTGGTACATTATAAAGAACTCTCAGATAGTTCTCTGGTGTCGGGTCGTTATTGTATGTATCAATATGTTCTTTCAGAACCTCGATAACTCGCTCGTCAACATATTCATTACACTGAACTGCTGGATCAAGCTTTGTAATACGATGCATCGTACTCTGGCTTGACACAAAATCAAAGAAATGATATCTTTCCGCTTCAGTCCATGCTTTAATAGTAAATGTAAGGTCAAACTGGACAATAATACCTGTTAAAAATTGGTCATGTCCAGAACCAACGTCACTTTTACCTAACGCACACACTCTTGGTGTCATATCGCAATTTAGGCTACTTACATCAACACTCATTGGATATTTGGAGGCTTTAAAGCTATCTTCCATACCAAATACCTTAACATTATTAATAACGTAATTTTCCAAATTCATGAATTATACCTTTCGTTCGTCTTTTAGTAATAGCAGAAATAGTATCCGGGATACTCTTTGTAAATTCCTGAGCCTTGCTCAAATTCTGCTTGAAATAAAACATTTTCAGGACAAAATCTTTCGCCCTCTAAAACTCTTCGAGCGACACTATAACATTGCTCTTTCACTTCTTCTGTCGCCCAATCTGGAAATGAAATTCCATCTCTCCACATAGTTCCATACTGTCTTCTCTGTGTGAGTACTTCATATATTGTGTCTGGATATACTGATGAGTTCACTCTGTTGATAATCACATTGGCAACAAGTAACTGTATTTCTTCTGATTCCCCGCCTGCTTCTCTACAAACAGCCGCTGCTAAATAGAATAAATCCTCTTCGGAATATACTGGTTTAGCAGGAGCTTTTGACACAATTTCGGTCTCTCTTTCGATAACATCTACCATTGTTTCTTCTGTGTTAATTGATTCGTTATGCGGAATCTTGACATTGTATTCTGTAACAACTTCTGTTTCAGTTAAACACTGATATTCACTTTTTGCTGTAGAAACAATGGTATTACTTATCATTAGCGTAATTGCTAACATAAATGCCATGACTCCAACTCGTTCTCTTATCATTTCAAAAATCACTCTCCTTGTTGATTTTCGCCCAATGACACACTACAGAATCTTTTAATTTCCTCGATTCTCTCCTCTGCTGTTTTACTTTCATCATTCGCTTTATCAAAAACAACCTTTGCAATAGCTTTACTTCCTTGAAGCAAGCCTTTCGTAAATGTGTCTCTTAGGCTCTTTTTAAATGTTTCTCTTAATACCTTTTCTGCACTCTTATTCATATACAAACTCCTTATTGAGTATTTGTTCAAAAGCGGTTTGGTCAACATCTTCTTCAGCAATTGTGACCACACCCATTGCTGACGCATTTACACCCATAGTATTGAATAACATGTCGTGTAAATATCGTCTGTATAACTCTTCTCTGTCGTCATCTGCAACTGTACGTCTTCGTACTCTCCGTTCTCTTCCGCCGTCATTTATAACGAAATTCATAATATCTCTCATAGCGTCATATGTTCCGGAAGAACTTTCAGCACTCCAAATACCATTCCATCTTGCATAATCCATAGTTACACCTCTCTAATTGGACTTTCTTGACACATAGGTACAATAATATCCATTACCTTATCGAAGCATTCACAACATAAGTCAAGTTCGATACGATCTCCGTCATACTTAGAACCATAACCCGGTATGCTATGAATACCAAAGTTTTCTTGCTCATCCCATGTATCAAATTTTTTCCACACATATTACATAGTTTCAAAATTCTTCTTCCTCCAAGTTCTTAAACAGGATTTAATCCTGTTAAATATTCCTGAGATTTTAGAAGGCTTATTTTCTTTATGTATCCATTGCCAAAAATCTCCGACGGATTCATCTACCAAGGCTTCTGCTTTTATTTCAACAACAACTCTTGGTAGTTTTAAAATACCATTCTTACCAATTGGCTGATAAACGGTATACGTTCCGTCTTCATTCTTAAAAAATCTTGCTGTTTCTAAGTTAAGATTTAACACTTCGCACCTCAATTCTGTACGTGTGAATAACTTGTAAGTGTAAAATATTGCCCTTCTCTGGTGTAACCTGTACATAAGATTATGTCGTTCTTCTTGATTGGAGCGTTATTAAACACTCTATTAAACACTGTAAATCTACTTTCAATTCCACTTCCGATAGACTGAGTTACAATACTATAACCAAATTGAGCATTATCTCTCTTGCGTTTTAGTGGATAGATTTCCTTAACCAATAACTTACGTCTATCGTTTTCATTTCCTGATACATATCCTGAATAACCCATGATTTCCAAAAAGTTTTTGACTTTAGTGGCATCACTTAAATCAGGCATATGTGTATCTTTAATCATGAGTTCGCATTCTCTCATAATTGCTGTTATGTCTTGTAGCATGTAGCTTTTTGACTCTGCTCCGCTTTTTGTCTTATCATTAGAATATTTCCTAACAATTGCATCAATCGGAGAATCTGCAATAGATTCTTTCTTAATCTGCTTTGCAGAACCTTTTTTAAATAATTCAAAAATGTCACATATACGCAATAACTCACGTTGATTACCATAATCTGAGAAGTAATCAATCTTTAAAAGAACATCAATCTGTCTTGAATTTACTGATGTGTTTTGTGAAATATCTGAAAGAATATCAATGAAATATTCATACTTTCGAGTTTTTGATAATTCATACAACTCAGTTGCAATTGACGGACTGACATACTTTACAGAACTTACACCCTTTGATATAATTCCACGTTCTTTATCAAATACATAGTCACTACTTGAATAACCAAATTTTGGGAGCGATATTTTAAATCCATACTTCTTCGTCAGGTCTGTTCCGGTTTGAATATCCGTGTCATTTGCTGCGTTATTTAAGAAAGATGTGATAAACTCTATCGGATAATAATATCTGAAATAGGCACATAAATACCCAAGCATACAGTATGCTATTGAATGGTTATAACCAAACATATATGAAGCACTATCCTCAAGGATTTGAATAAATGTTTTTGCTTCTTTCTCAGATTCTTCGCGTTCTTTATCTGATTTAGAGCAATAACCCTCAAGAATTTTTGGCATCGCTTTATCAAGACGGTCTCTGTCTTTTCGACCGATTGCTCGTCTGATGTTATCAGCTTCACTTCCTGTTAAACCACATATCATTTGTAAGAATTTGATTACATCTTCTTGGTAAACCAAATAACCATTATTATCTTCCAAAAGCTTATCAATAATTGTAGACGGATTATGATTTGGTTTTCTTGCTAACAAATCGTCTCTGTATGATGTTCCAGATGGTCTAATACATGCTGTTACTAATGACATATCAAATAAGCTGTGTGGCTTATATTTCTTTAAGCAATCAAACGCAAAGGCACTTTCAAATTGGAATATTGCCGCTGGAGAACGAAGCATGTCGTTCCAAACTGCTTCATCATTCCAATTTATTTCATGTGAACGTGGATATTTAATACCAATATAATTGCAAGTATCTCGGATAACTTGTACAGTTTTTAATACCAAGAAGTCATATTTCGCTGCACCAACTTCATGTGCTTCATCCATATCCATCATGAGACATAAATCTCCGTCTTTATCAAAAACTCCATAGTTCTCAACAAGTGAGATTGGACTAATTACCATTCCCGCTGGATGTACAGATTGTGAAACTTTCGTATCAATCAAACCATCGAAATAATAGAAAATCTCAGGATATTTTTTCTTGGTTTTTTCTTCGTCTGAATCAAATTCATCCTTAATTTGAGCTATCCTCTGGAGAGAATAAGGGTTTTCTTCATTTGGCTTTTTCTTATTCCATTCCTGAGCCAAATGTCTTCCCACATCATCAATAACCCCTTTTGCTTGAATTGTTCCAAAAGAAGCAACTCTTGCAGTTTTGTCAGCACCGAATCGTTCAATAATATGTTTGAAAATTGCAGGTCTATCAGACTCCACAACGTCAATATCAATATCACCAATCTCTTCTCTGTCTTCATTGCAAAATCGTGAAAATACTGTATGCCATGTTTCTGGGTTAAGGTCGATAATGTCAGTAACATATGCTATTCGTGAACCGCCAACACTACCTCTTGCAGTACCAATAGCCATACCTTGCTCTCTGCACCAACATATTAGTTCAGACATCGAGAGCATAAAGCCATCCATTTGAAGCTTTCTAAATACACGTAATTCCTCGTCGATAGCTTCTCTGAAAGCGGACTCTTGTTCTGGTGGAATTACTCCATTAGCAAGTTTTTCTGCAAACTTTCTTTCAATTGTTTCAGCAAACTTTTCTGAATCGGCTTCTCGTGAACCATACAGTATTGGATATTTGATTGATTTGTCTAACTCAAAATCTTCTGTCATCTCATCAATCTTGTTTGTATTATTGATAGCTTCGAGATAAATTTCCTCTGGTAATGCACCTTGAACACGAAACATTTCTGCTAACTCATCATATGTTTTGTATGTTAAATCAAACGCATCTTCATCCCCATAATTCTTATGTTTTGCAGATAATAAGATAGCTCTACATTCTGCTTTGTACTTTGATGAGTTATGTGTATCTGTTCCTGCGATCAGCGGAGTACCAATTTTTTGTGATAATTTATACAGACGCTTGTTAAACTCTACTTGCTCAGGATGCGAATGTGCTTGTATTTCCAAGAAATCATATTTCATTGCAAGTTCCATATATCTTGGATGCGTTTCTGGTAATTTATTTAGGGGCGATGCAAGACAGGCACTTGTTGATATGATGTTTTTGGAAATCGAAAGAAATTCATCAAATGTAATTCTGTTTGTATAATAAAAATGTTCTTTATCACAAGACTTACTAATGAGAGCGTTTAATTCTTTAACTCCGGCTAAGTTTCTTGCTAAAAGAACAGTGTGGTAGTTATCTCTTATTTTTTCATCAAGGCTTTCTGTAAGATATATCTCTACTCCGTGGATGAACTTAATACCAACCTTGTCGCAATACATCTTCTTAGAAATCCATCCGAGGGGCTTACCGTGCTCCGTGGATGCAAATGCTTTATACCCATACCTTACAGCCAAATCAATATAATCTGTGAATTTAGTACAACTATCCAACAAACTGTAGTCCGAATGGATATGGTATGGAATATATCTTTTGGAATTCACTACAACCGCCTCCTCTCATTATATAGTCTTTCAAAAATTTCTTGTCCGTTATCAACGGGAGCCATTTTTTCAGACAATAAGTTATTTTCATCGTGTAAATACTCAATTGTTACATATCTACGCAATCTTTGAATTTGCTTGTCGTCTTTAATATTGATTTCTTTATCTAATGCAAAAACAACTCTAATTCCTAATTTAACCAGAAACATAAATTGCTGCGGATTTAGATGCGATGTTAATATCGCACACGTATTATGAATCCCCCAACTATCAGCAAGCATTACTGATTTAGAACCTTCAAATATGATGATTTCTCTCTTTTCCATAATTGCCTGCCTGTTGTCAGAAAAACCATATAGTGTGTCTAACTGTCCGCCAAACGGTTTGAAATATGTGTATTTTCTTAAACCTTTAGCTTTAAAATCTTTATCAAGTGTTCGACCACAAACGTTAATAATATCACCGGTGTAATTTTTAACCGGAAACACAATCCTATCTGAGAATGAATCATAATACACACTAAACTTTCTTAGCGTATCTATATCAATTCCCTCATCAATCCATGTTTGTAACTTTCCCTCATTAAATTCATATCTTTCCATATAGTTTGAAGGAAGGATAGTCGGATTTGACTCTTTTGTGTTTGACGTATTACGTTTAAATTTTTTTGCAATTTTTGTACTTTCAAGGCGATTGATGATTATCTCTGAGTCTTCGGTAATATTCGCAAATTTTTTTATGATGCTTATTGCTTCATAGAATCCACAGTTATGATACCGCCTTATAAAATGAATGAGATTTCCGCCAGCACCAGAGCTGAAATCGTAAAATCTCTGTTTCTCGGTGTTAACAGAGAATGATGGTGTGTTTTCATCTTTAAAAGGAGATAACCCCCACCATTCTCCGTTCTTTTCCTCAAGGTCAAGATATTGTGATATGTATTCGAGAATATCAACTTGCTCTAAAATATCATCAACTTCCATATATAAACCTCACTAAAATGGTTGAACCGGTATGTGCTGTTTTGCCTCTTCATAGCTGATTAAATTTCCATTGAATTGTAGGTCAATATATTCATCAGAAGACATCTGAGCACCGTTTCGATTAAGGCATATTCTGAGTTTCTTATTACCACATTCCACTCCGTCTGCCTCAATCTCTTCTGGCGTTTTGTCTTGAATAAGGGCTATTGTAGAGGCATTTCTACCAATCTTTGCACTATCAGCAACCTTTCCTGTTGAGGTCGCTTGTGCGGCTCCTATTCCAGCAATATTCATATCTCCGCAAATCTGATTTTTAACCATATCAACGAATCTACCAAGTTCTTGATAGGAATCAAATGCATCTCCTTCGCCTTTGCCTTTGAAATAATCAACAATTAAAACATCTAACCCTTGGGTGTGTTTTACCTTTTTAACGGCTGTGTATATGCTCTGTGCATCAAACATTGGCATATACAAATGAGTAAATTTCTTCGTTTTTAACCACGCAATTGCCTGATCTATACGCTTCTTTTCCTCTTCTGTATATCTACCGGCTTTTAGTCTGCTGAATTCAATATTTGTTAAATGTGAAATTAATCGCACCGTAAACATTCTTGAGTTAAGCTCGCTATCTATATATAAAACAGCAACATTTTTCTTTAATAAATCAACTGCACAATTCAATAACATCATACTTTTACCCTGCTTTGCTTCAGCGGCAAAAATAAATAACTCACCACGTTCAATTGTGGCATATGCATTTAATGTATTGAATTTAAAAGGGATACCAGCCATACCGATATCCTGACGTGCTTCGATTTCTCCCCATAAAGAATCAACAACATCTTTGTATTGTGGAACTTCCGTTGCTGTAGAAAATTCCATCATAATATCATCAATAGCAGAGTATATCTTCTGCTCGATATTGTCTTCCGAACTGTTAAAACATAACCTCTCGCATTCAACAAGTTTGTTATATGTATCACGTCTAAATGCTGCATCCATAACATTGGACACAAGCAACTTGTATTCTTCAACAGATTCTCTTGCAATAACCTTTGCAATCTCAATCATGTCGTTCAATGCTTGAATGGTTATCGTTTCAGTTTGCTTTTTGGTTGATTCTTTCATATTTAAAATATTTGTTATGTTATACGCATCAACCTTTTCAATTCCTCTTTTGGCTAATTCGCATACGGCATAATAAATATAAGCATTTTGTGAATCAGAAAAGTGATTTGGTTTTAACTGTTCTGAATAGAAAGTAAACTCTGGTTTCATCACTATGGAGGCGATGATTCCGGCTTCACTTTCTACGTTTTTAATATCGCAAACGTTCAATTATTCGCCACCTCCAAACATCTGATAATATTCACATTCATTACAAACATCGCAAAGATGCTTACACTGAAACCAGTCTATATTTGGATTCCAATCTTCTTCTCTGGAAATATCTTCGATTGTCTTCAACGCCCATTTCTTTGTATCTTCATATGCGTTTACATTAAACGGTTCTTTAATCAATGTTCTTGTTCTAAAACAGTTGAAAATTAAATTTTTAGGCGTTTCTCCATATTCCTTTTCGATTGGTATCGCATACATATAAAGTTGGCGGAGATATTCATCCAGTTCTAAATCAGTCTTTGTAGGTTTTTCTCTTTTACTACGTTCCTTTAATGCTCTGGATTTATTATCGGTAATATCAATCCCTATTTCGTTTCGAGAAACTTTATCAATATATCCGATGAATTCCTTATCTTCAATTTTAAAAGTAACCTCTTTTTCGACACCCAAAATTTCGTCTTTCGGGTATTCTATAGAGGATAAATACGCTATACCTTGTCGGAAATAGTTTTGAAATATAGTATGGTTTGGAGCTTTGCCAACCACATTCTTACGAAATTCCGTAAGATAGTAATTGACAAGCTCCTCATTTTTCAATTCTTTTAATAGATACTTTTGTATAATTAGGTGCATAAAAGAACCGTAGTCTGCAAAAAAATGACGAATACCTTCGATGTGTTTTATGTATTTCAAATAGAAACGATACTTACAATCTTCAAATGTCGTGATACGAGAATAACTCCAAGTCATATCAGAAATGATGTGTGATAAATTCATCTTGTATCACCTCTTAACATTTAAAATGGAAGCATTTCCTCATCAGAATCTCCTTCCGGAGGGTTGATGTCAAACGCAGGCATATTTCTTGCAGGCGTAGAATTGTTACCATTTCCAGCACCGTCAGAAAACTCAAAGTCGAATACTTTGTATGTAACGTATTCAACACCTTTTTCTTTGTTGTACCATGTAGTTACATCTACATCTCCAAGCTTAATACGGTCTTTAACCTTTAATTTCTCCGCCTTTGCTTTTGCTGTTCCAATAAAAGTACAAAAACCAGAGAAATCCTGCTCGTATTCTCCATCTTTATTTTTTCTACTAGTTGATAAACGGACTTTGGTTGTATTACCTCTGCCCTCTTCAATGCTCCAAACTGAAGCCCATGCATTAGTTCTAAATCCCACGTTATTTCTCCTTATTGCTTAATGAAAATTTTTCTGTTACTTCTGTTAAAAGATTACTTGCTACAACAGGATCAACAATGTCATAATAATTTGCACTAGACTTGCCACCCTTTGTCTTTGCATAGTTCTTAATAACTGCAATAACGTCGTTCTTTTTATCTGGATTCTTTTCAAGATAAGCCGTTACGATAGAATGAATCTGCTCTACAATCTGTGCAGCAATTTCTCTATTCTCAGTATTTTCAGCTTCTTTCTGTGCACTTCTCCAGTTATCTGGGTCATCATCAGATGTTGCAACGTTAAAATACTTCAACATAAAATATCTCGATGCATACGAAAGTCCAGAGCCAAAAGCCTGACTCGCATCTGCTTGCTGACCAACCATAGCCCAAGGAACAATAACTCTATCATCAGGATTTTCGTTATTAACCCAGTGCCATTCCATATCACAATGAACAAGAATTTCGTTTACCTTTTCTTCATAGATTTTCCCGTCCCTTGTTGATTTTGTTTTTGTGTAACCATACGGTTCAACTACTGTGGTTCCTTTTACAATGTTGGGAACTAATGAAACTCCAAGCTTATCCATCAAGCCTGTAATTTTTGACAAGATCACATCTTCAGTTACATACTTATAGTTGTAACCGCTTTTGTTTTTCTGTATAATTTCTACAGGCTTTCTAATCTTGGCAAGTTTCTGGTAGATATTAAGTACTTCTGACATAAATTCTCCTTGCTATTCTTTATAGTTGTGATGACTGGCAAAAAAATTATTCTTGCCCGTTCAGTGATTCAATTAAATAACTAGCTTCCATATCAGCCAAATGAAGCATTGGTGCTAATACGCACATGTCATAAGCCTTATTTAGACTAAAATCTCCACCTTTGACCGCGGCATCAAAACCGCCCATATGAAATCTAATAGCTAACAATTCGTCAACTGTAAGCTGTTTTAAGAACCACTGAATAATAATGCAGCTTTTCTCTCCATGACCAATAGGGAATTTTTCATCTATTTCATAGACTTCTTTGGTATACCATTTTCCAGTGTCGTTATCCTTAACATTTCTTGTACCAATCTTATAGAAGTTTGCTTTACATAAATCATGGAATAATGCACAGATAGCAACACTTTCTTCGCTAATCCCTTTATCTGGATATCTTTTTGCAAGTTTACTCATGCACTCATAAACATTCAGAGAATGTTCTACAAGTCCTCCAGCATATGCTCCATGAAACTTTGTGCTTGCTGGTGCGGTAAAGAAGTCGCTCTTTTCAATCCAATTTAATAAATCTTCAATACCATCTCTTTTAATTACGCTTCTGCAAATATCCAAATATTTTTCTTTCATTTCCTGAAGCTCCATTGAAAATCTCCTTTCGTACAAAAGTATCTATATATAAACCCTAAATAGGGATAATTTGATAATTTCGCTCTTTTGTGGCGTTGTCGTCGTTCTAATTAGGTAAGTCAAGATTAAATGATTTACATTGAGAAAGTGCGGATTTATCCTATTTCTCATTTGCTTTCTAAATCAAAATTAATCCATTTTTGTGTCCGGTTTAATCCATTCAGTACATCGAATACCGTTTTGGTTAAACCATTCTGCAACTAAATGTCTATGGCAAAAATCTTCCGGTTTCTCATAGCATATCAACACAATATTTACATGAGGATTACCCCATATTGGACAATTTGTGATATAATTCAACATCTGTAAATCTTCTGGAAGAAGTTTGGTTAATTCATAAACTACTTCTCCAGCATCCAATCCACTTAAAACCTGTTCCTTAAAACATTTTATGTAGTAGTCATTATCGTGATTTTTCTTCCATTCAGAAAAGAATGACCATTTCGGAGCAACTTTTTTGTATTGTGCTCCTTTATATCCTTCCGGAGCCTTTCCGCATATTGAAACAGGAAAGAACCCTTCTGGTAAATTTCTAATGTTTGCAAAATAACTTGTATAAATCATTTGTTACTCCTCTATTACAACACAATTAACTCTGCCTGTATAAGCTGTACAAGCATCAATTGCTAATATGTTTTTACCGTAAAATGGACTGAAATCTGCATCATCTCCCCATTCGGAACATCTTTTCATGAGTACACTATGACCATATGATGTGTGGAAATGACCACAAACAATTCTCTTACCTCTTTCTACCACATCATATAACTCGGCATATTTCATACCGTTAAACCATCTTGCTTCTTCCCAGTCTACTTTATGAGCATTTCTCCAATCAGGATCGTAATCGTACTCGTTCTTACATGGAATCCATCCGTGTACGAAGATATGCTCTTCTGTCTCAAAATAATCCACGCTTACTGGAAGTAAATACTTATAAAAAATAGAATCCCTTACTTTAAAAAGAAACTCCTCTTTCTTTTGGAATACATCATATTTTTCCATATGGCTTAATTGCAACGCTGTGTCAAAAGTGCCATTACTTACATGATGTGAATATCCATAACCGATTGAACGTTGATATTTATCAAAATTATCCAACATATCAACCATTAGGTCTTCGTGATTTCCTCTGATAAATATAAGTTCATCCTTTTTCAATAACTCATACATGAATTCCTGCATCGCATTTGCTTCTTGACCTCTATCCATCATATCGCCACAAACAATGAGTTTATGTGGTTCTGTATCGTCAAAGAAACCTTGCTCTTGTAAAGCAATTTTTAATTCTGCCAAGTATCCATGTACGTCAGATACTACATAGTATTTCACGTTACATTTCTCCTATCATAATCAAATCATCGACATACGCTCTTCCTTCGCCCTTAAACATTGGGATATCCCTATCAATAATCCATTCGTTTTCTGATTCTGAAGTATCTCGTAAACGAACAGCCTCTGTAATACCGTCACTTTCAACAACGATTTTATTTCGAACAGCACAAGAACCCCTCTTCTTATATGCTGGTAAGTCATTCCAGTTAATATTATGGTGCTCCATTAACATATCCTGTATATTACTGCATGTCTTATGTTGTAATTCGTTGTGACTAAAGTATGCTTGTCCCAGCATTTGAACGCTGTTTCTAGCAGCATCGAGCTGTCTCCAATATACACAATTCGTAACTTCTTCTTTTGGTATATTAAAAACTCTGGCATCAAACATTGCACCTTTATGTACAGCATTTAATAATGTATTGTGGTATTCCGTAGCCTTTTGTTGCAACTCAACGCATTGCGGAACCAATGAATGGTTATATTCAAAAATCAACTTATCAACTTCTTCTCTAAAGAAATTATTGAATGCCATTGTTGCCATGCTTGCAGCAATACTGCACATTTTCATAACCTCATAGTCAAACCATGCAGATGATTCAAATCTTTTGTAGTCAACCAACACAAGAGTTATCTCGTCTGATTGAGTATATCCAAGAACACAACCTTGAATATTTTCACATAGATACTTCATTGTTCTCTGCATACTTTCAATAAGGACATCATCAAATGGCTTCGCAAATCCTCTTGTGAAGGTATGGAAAGCCTTACCATCAATGCGAATCATTACTGGTGTTCTTCTCATGAGTTTTGTTTGAGGGATATGTTCATAGAAATCTTTCATTCTTGTTCCTAAATCATCATGTACCGGCATAACACATCTCCTTTACTCATTTGCTACAAACAAATTATAAAATGCTTTCAATACTTCAACAAAATCATCAAGCATAGGCAAATATTGCATACTGATATATTGTTCATTTTGAGCAGTTTCATGTGTTACGAATGGTGCAAATGAAACTTCTCCTTTGTCTACGCACAGAACTCCAATAGCAATTCCGTCTTTTGTCAACTGATAATGAACATGCTCATTACCCATTAACTTAATATTTACATCACATCCGGTCTGTGCCTTCAATGTTTCCGAAAAAGCTTTGTAATTTTTTACTTTCATAATTTCCATTTTTCTATACCTCTCAACTAAATAATTGATACTTTCTACCAATCGCATCTATTACCTCGCTATCCATTGGTTTAAATCCAATACAAGTTAATGTCCTGCCATCTTCTTCAGGCTCCAGTTCGGTAAGGCAATTATCTTTAATAAGGAAGAAATCCTCTCCCTCTTTCATTCCAAGCTCTTCAGCCATCATCTTTGCTTTCAATAACTGGTTTTTATTTCTGGCTTTAAGAACGCATTTAGTAAATGCCCCCTGTACCCACTGCTCATAACATTCTTCAGTGACAAATACAAAGCATTTCAAAAATCCGTTATATTTATATTGTCTTCCATCTGGCATATAGTCACATTTATCAGGCAATTCAACTCTTCTCCGCATTTGGCTGGTTAGGAAAGCCATGCTTGCATGACTAACCTGTGCCGCCATTTTACCCGGAGACATTTCCAAATCTTTTCTTACGATAATAATCTGTTTATAACTCATCTCCAATACCTCTCTGAACTACGTTCTTTCGCAATCTTTTCCTTCTTGCGATTAAGATGCCGAACTCTTGCTCTTGGTGTATATTTATCACACTTTTGGCAATACCCATTATGATCTGCTTCTCTTCCCTTTTCGCATTGCCCTTTACATACATAAGAAAGGCATGGTGTTAATCTGTCTTTTGCCATAATAAATCCCTTTCTGGCTAATTAAAAATCTCAATTAACCCAGCTTGTGTTAACTTATAAATTGTTTCTGCGACAATATCTAAATCAGAACCGCCAATATGATAAGTACAGCTTGGTGCACAATCTATGTACAAATCATTTCTATGGTTATCACCAATTCTGAAAGAAATCTGAACCATCGGAATATCAAATTCCTCTTCTGTATATGCAATCTTTCCTATAGAATCGCCATATTCTCCTGTTTCTTCATCCTCTGTCAAAAACTTATGATACCATTCTGCCTGATAACCATATCCAGTGCCGTCTCCGCACCAACGTTCTTTTCCAAAAAACTCGCTACCTTTTTTAAAACCAAATTTACGAAGTTCTTCTGGATTTACTCCTTCTTTTAACCGAATTCCCATACCACACCTCCTTAATGATTAGGAACGTATTCGCCTTCATTTGTATGCCAATCAACAAATACGATGATTTTCCCTTCATATTCTAACTGTTCAAGCGTAACAACATCTTCAATATCCCAGTCTACAGGATAAACTCCACAATACTCGATATAACAAGGAATATCTTTTGTCTGTATCCAATCCCTATTAAGACAAAATGCTCCGGGAAGAGTATCACAAGACATCCATTCAATGTTGTATTTTTCAAATATTGCAATTATTTGCTTTATGCATTCATCATCTTCCAAACGTCCTTCAATCAAGAACTCAGGAATTGTTACACTAAATACACACGGCATTGGTTCCTGACCATCATCTTTTCTGGACTGAATCCATCCAGATATCATTTCAGCTCGTTTACACATCACGCTTCTCCTTATTGCTTATAAAACAAGAGTTTCATATTCGTTTTAGTTCTATATATAGCGTTCAAGCATTTATGAAGCACTATATATCGTATGGGTTGATTTTGATAATTTCCTTATTGATTTTTTCTGCATATTTTACACAGTTTCCAGTTCCGCCAGACGTTCCGTCCCATACTGCGATTACCTTGTCAGATATGTCAACCATATATTCATTCCTTTTCTGCATTAACCAAGGCTTGTAATCTTCATCAGATACAATTTTCACTACATCAGCTCTTGCCAGAATCTTTTTGTAAAGCTCTACACTTTCGTTAATCCATTTTGAAGAATGATTTCTGCATGGTATCGCACAATGCAACTTGATATCATATCCAGAATCTTTCAATTCAAGAACCGCCAGTGCAAATATTGTATCAACACCGAGAGCCATACCAGTTATTGCTTCTGTACAGTTATTCTCCACAAGAAGTCTTTTGAATAATTCCTTTAGTCTTATCCAACGAACATCTTGTAGATTATAACCGTACATCTTATTTGGTCTGTGACCTGTGACACATATCTTAAGTGCCTTATTCATCGTATTTTAATAGGAAGAGAGGGTCTACGGCTTTGAAACTCTGCTTTCCATCCTTACTTCTAAATACAATACCTTCGCGAAGTGTTTCTCCTATTGCACTCTTTCCATGAGCATAATCAAGCACTTCATTTACAGTGTCTGGCAGAATATAACCTGTATCAATAATAGGTACAAACTTTAAACCGTGTTGCAAACAAATATTTCGTGCCATCGCAGAACCAAGACGACCTGTTGGATAAATAAGATTGAATGCGTAGAAATCAGGCTCAGTAACCTTGTATTTATTTCCTTGTACGTTTGGAGCAATACATTCGCCCTGAAGTGCAATCCAATCTCTATCGCCGATCATATTCTTTAAGGCATTTTCAATCTGATATCTATCAGAAACTCTCCAATAAGAAGAATTATCTTTTGCTCCAAGACGAAGATTTCTCGAACATACAATATATTCAAACTTATCTTTTATTAATGGAACTCTTGATTTGTGACGAACTAGGCAGAAAGTACCACTCTGACCGTCAATCTTTTCAGTTGCAATCCATTCACGTTTATCTTTTAAGATGAACGGCATATTCTGAATTCTTGTTTCATCCGTTTTACTAATGAAAGATGGAAATCCCTTAGACGCTTTCTTTGGTAAAACCAGCTTGCGGAACCAAGGCATTCTCATTAAGAAACGTGGATATTTTGCTTTTTTCTGTGTATCATTCTCCACAGGCTCTTTATCCATTGTTCTTTCATACTGTTTAATTCCAATTACTTCCGTTACATCTTCTCCTACTTCATACCCACCCTTCTTTTCCGGTAGGATACTTAATGGGAAGCAGATGCCCTGACTGATTACTCCAGCCATTTTCATTGTCTTAATTCTAAAATTGTTCTTACGAAGAAACTCAAATTCAGGTTTTTCCGGAAGAACAGAATCAATCTCTACATATATACATTTGCCACCAGCCTCGTACTGGTCTTTCTGAACAATAACACTCCAGCCGTCAATGATAGCCAATACGATTCTGTCCTTGCCCTCAATTGGCAGAATCTCAGAAATCGTCTTTATACTTGCTAATTTTCTCATTTCATTCTCCTTATGTTCTACTAAAATCAATGCAATATTCAATGATTCTTTGTTTTTCAAGCTCATCATCAAAATCATCCCACGGTATTACATTGTATTTTCCTGTCACGTCTCCAGTAATGTCATATAATTTGTTTTCATACTGAACTACAAAATGATTTATCACTGGATCATACATCATGACCGCTTCTGGAAATCTTCCACATAATATGTATGCAAACCAATAGCAGCAACCACATGTGAACACTTCATCAATATGCTGATTGCTGCTTATATTATGGAAATGCCTAATGAACTCATCCATATTTACCCTTTAACAAGGCGGTAGTTTTTAACGACAGAAGCAAAATCTGCTTTTGTTTCAACTAAAAACTGTGCAATATCTTCTGCTAAAGGTTCTGTTTCAAATTCCTTTTCACTAATTACTTTCTTAACTGAACCGTTATTCACAACGCCTCTAATAACAAAATACTCTTCTAATGAAGCATCCTGTTTTGTATATACCGTTACTGTCTTTTGCATAAATATCACTCCTATACATAAATCTTTTCCATTAACGCACTAAATACTTCTCCAAGACCTGCTGTAAAAGCTATATCATCCTCACCAATGGCGACATTTAATGATTCCTTATTGATAACAATAAGATGTTTTCCTTTGAAATCGTTAATAAATGTATTTGCCGGTGAAACTGTCAATGATGTACCGCCGATGATTAACATGTCTGCATTCTGAATTGCATCAACCGCTTTATTAACCGCATCTTTTGGTAGTTCTTCGCCGTAAAGGGTTACATCTGGTCTAACTTGTCCACGACAATCGCATTTTGGAATTTCCTCATCGCTCTCAAACAGAAACTCTTCTGGGAATTCCTTATGACACTTCGCACAGTAATTTCTCTGTGTTGTTCCGTGAATTTCATACACTTTCTTACTACCAGCCTTTTGATGCAATCCATCAATATTTTGCGTTACAATTGCAGAAAGTTTACCAGTTTCTTCAAGCCAAGCAAGTGCTTCATGTGTTATATTTGGCTGTATGTTTCTGGTGTCCATTTTCTGTCTGTAAAATTCATAGAATACTTTTGGTGTATTAAACAAACAATCTCTGCTTAGTAAGTATTCTGGTGTATATCTGTCAAACCTTACATCGTTCTGATTGTAAAGCCCATCTTTGCTCCGAAAGTCAGGTATTCCACTTTCTGTAGATACACCTGCTCCGCCAAAGAATACTATGTTATTTGACTCTTGAATATATTTAACTAATCTATCAATCTTATCCATTGTTTCCTCCAGCAAGAATTTCATCTAAAGTTACAGGCTCATAATTCCAATGCATACATCCAACGTTATAGATTTCATTCTTGTAACCACGCCGATTTAATTCCTTTGAAATCTCAAATTCTTCATTTGCTTCTGTAGTATTATGAGAATGACCATGTAAATGTATAGCTCCATATCTATGACCGTTATACATAGGAATGAAATAATGGCTTAGAATACATCTTTTCTTTGTTCCGTCCTGCAACGTAACTGAAATATCATCATAATCCTTAACAGCAGCAAGGCATTTCTTTGCCTTTGCATTGTGAAGAAATCTATCATGATTACCTTTAATAAGGATAATTTGACCATTCAGTTTCTTTAATAGCGTTGGTGCATCATCATTAACTGTTTTCCAAATCATATCGCCAAGAACATACACCAAATCTCCGGGAGCAACTTTGGCATTCCATCGTTTGATTAACTCTTTTTCCATCTCATCAACAGAGGAAAATGGTCGATTATCAAATTTCAACGCATTTGCATGTCCAAAATGCAAATCGCTTGTAAAAAATACTTTCATTGTTTCCCTTTCTAATGTGCTTCTTTATCACATTCATGAAGCATCATCAAATTGTCATAAAAAGCATCACCAAACAGATTGTGATACTTATCGAATGTTTTCTGCTCTTTCCATAAATACGGTGACATATGCCACTGAATAAATACAGCCCTTCTCAAAATATGAGATTCACAAGCATTTCTCTCAAATAAACTGAGATATGCTGATATATGATGGTGTTGTAAGTAATGTGCGGTCATTCCATCTTCTTCAAATTCTTGCGTCATAACCTTTCCAACATCATGTAGCAGTGCTGCCTCACGAATACTCTCATCTTCTGTTCTCTTGCAACAAATCTCATAGCATTTATACATATGTTCTCCAAGTGATAACTTGTGATGAGGATTATGCTGATTGAAATCATACATCGGAGAGGTATGATTTATCATTCCGTCCAAGTCCTCTCTATATAAGTCTTTCATATATTGTTCATTATCTTTCGGATAACATATTTGGATATCATCCCAACCCTCATACCAGTATGGTATATAGAATGATTTTGCCATTCTGATAATTACATCATCACCAACAATACGTTCTCTTTCTTTCTGTCTGTCGATACACATATTGATTGGAGTAGCCATTACCACGGCAGTCGCAATAATCTCATAATGAGCTTTGAGTTGCTGAAGTAAAACCCTTCTCCTTTTGTGGCTTATATTAGTGGCATCATATACAACAGATTTGCCAGACTCTAATGCTTCTTTTGTTCTCTTAAGCATTTCTGAAAATACCCTGTTGTTATCTGTCTGGTCAGATGCGTCACCAAATAATTCTGACCGGATTCTATCTGAAGCTAGTAAAACTGCATCATACTCTTTTGCAAGTTTTTCTGCCTTACTTGATTTACCCGAACCGGGAATACCTACCATTTGAATAAAATGAAGCATCATTTACCTCCTATTTCCAAAAGAAAAGAACGTTTCAGAATTTGAACAAGTGTGTTATTCATCAATTCCTCTACGTTCTTATCAATTACCAATTCGTGTTCTTCAACATATTTGTCTTTCAGAACCTTTGTTTCATTTAGGAGTTTATCAGCAATTTCTCTTGCTTCTTCTAAGGTGTGACAGCCCCTTTTAATATCAATGAGATATTCAGGAGTTCGAGATGTCAAACAATCCTTGTAACTTTCTCCGTCTATGTATCTTTTCATAAATTCATAAATACGAACAATATGATGTAGCTGCTTCGGATCATATCCATACTTTTTAATTTTCTCAATCAATGTTGGATACGGATGTTCCAATGCTTTATGCTTTTCCATACACATTCCAGCCATGCAATTTATAAAAGCATAGTTGTTGTATCTAGCAATACTTTCAGCATTTTCCAGCATTGGTTTATAAACATCTTCGTATTCTGGATTTACCATTTTGTATTTGGTAAACAGGATTTCTACAAAATTGATATTCTGCTTCTTAAAGCATTCAAACATCAATCGTATATCTTTTACATCAATATGTTCGTTTGACGGCAAGATAAGTGTTGTGCTAACAGGCTTTTTATTCAAGCAAAAATCCTCAAACGCTGGAATGACGATACATTTGGTGTCAATATCGCTCCCCTCGTAAGCTAATCCATAATTCTGTGAACCTTGTAAAAATACACCAAGAACCTTATATCCTAAGCTTTCTACATATTCATAATCACTCTGAATTCTCTTCTGAATCATCTTGATTTTCCTCCTCTCGCAACTGCCCACTTAAATACAACGATTGTTTATATCTCCTATGTTCTCTGGTTGCTCTTGTTCGCTCCTCTTTGGTACGTTGAAACTCTTTCCAGTTTTCCTTGCGATATTCTCTTGCTCTTTCTGCACTGTTCGGATTTACAATTAATAAAATTGTCTTTTTACTAACACCGAACTGCTGTCCTAATTTATTTAAACTCCAATCACCAGTCGCATACATCTCCTTAATCTCAACCTTTTGTTCATCGGTTAATTTTCTCCGGCGATCTAGTAGACCGGTTAATCGAATGCTCTCTGATTTATATGGCACCTTACTATTCTCCCTGTCCTGCCAGAACGCTTAAGAAAGATTCTTCTTGTACATCTTCTACATCATCTACTGTTTCTGTAGGTTCTTCAATATACTCTT